AGCATCCCCGCGCACATCGACCAAGCCGCCCTGCCCAAGGGCGTCTACTGGGAGCGCGGCCGCTGGTACGTGCTGGATCCGCACCCCGAAGGCGGCAGGCCCCGCAAGCGCACCGTGGCCGGCGCTGCGGCGCGCCTGAGCGATCTGCACACCATCATCGAGCAGCGGCGAGGCGTCGACACCGGCACGCTGCGCGGCGTCTGCGCGCTGTTTCGCGAGTCGCCCGACTTCCGCCAGCTCGCGCCGAGCACCCGCAAGAGCTACGACTACTGCCGCGACGTGCTCTGCGACTTCAAGACGAAGATCGGCACGCCGCTCGGCGATCTCGACCTACGCCGGCTCACGCCGCCCGCCCTGCAGCGCGTGGTCGACGCCATCGGCGCCGAGCACCCGCGCACCGCGTCGCAGTCGCTGGGCTACATGAAGCGCGTGCTGCGCTGGGCCGTGAACCGCGGCCATGCCCAGGCAAATCCCGCTGCCAGCCTCGAGGCCCCGAAGCTGCGGCCGAAGCGCCGCCTGCCGGACCACGACGCCTACGTCGCGCTGCTGAACTTCGCCCGCGAGCGCGGCGAGTTGCAGGCGCACACCAAGGGCTCCGTCGCGCCGTACCTGTGGGTGGCCATGGAGATCGCCTACCGCTGCCACCTGCGCGGCATTGAGGTGCTCGACCTCACCGACGCCGACGCCACGGCGGAACACCTGGTCACGAACCGCCGCAAGGGCAGCCGGTCGACGCGTTGGGAGTGGACACCCGCGCTGCGCGCCGCGTGGGACTACGCGATCGCCTACCGCACTGCGGTCTGGGACGCCTCGCGCCGGCCCGTGCCGATGCGCCCCGAGCTGCGCCCGCTCATCGTCTCCCAGGGCGGCGAAGCGCTCCGGAAGTCCAGCTTCGACACCGCCTGGCAGCGCTTCGTGCACCTCGCCATGGCCGAGGGCGTGATCACGCCCGAGCAGCGGTTCTCGCCGCATGACCTGAAGCGCAAGGGCATCACCGAGCGCCCCGGCACCCGCGCCGACAAGCAACTCGCCAGCGGCCACCGCGCCGCCCAGATGCTCGACGTCTACGACCTCAGCGTGCCGACGGCGAAGCCGATCGAGTGAACGAAAAAGCCCCGCCGAAGCGGGGCTTTTCTTCGCGGAGCGTTGGTGCGCTCAGGCGTCGACAGGATCCGGGCATTCCTCGAATGCACGGTCGAGATGCTCGTTGATTCGAGCCATCTCCGCACGCATCTCACGCACAAGCTCGAGCAGATCCTCTCTGCACTTCGGCTTGGCCAGTGCGAACAGATCAAACTTGAGGGCGTTCATGGCACAACTCCTAGACTGTTTCCACTAGATCAGATTTTGGGCTGATTCTTCAGCATCTCGATAGCACGGCTATAGGCCGATTCATCGTTTGTTTCTACCGCATTCACGAGCATCCGGACCAACAAAATGCACTGCTTTGCGTTCAGTGCCATGCGGATCTCATCCGGGTGCATCAGGTCGCTTGTCATGAGCAGATCAAGCGTGTTGTCGACGAGCGACAAGCCGAACGAGATCTCTTTCAAGCTCGGATTCAGACGAGTACCGATCATCTGAAAGCCGAGAACGGCGTGACCCTTGAGCAGCTTATCGACTGTCCGGATCACGTCTTCCCAGTACTGCAGGATTTCCTGATTCAGTGCGGCCGACACGTCCTCGCCTCCATCCATCATGCAACTCCCATTCCATTGGATTCTTGACACGAAGGCCCCGGAGGGGACTACCCGCCGAGGCTTTGCAGAAAATCAATACTTGGGAAGATAACAGCTTGACGTTACGAAAGCGTTAGCAACATCACAAAACTGCGCCAGTGCGGGGTTTGGGCCGGACTGCGGTTCGGCAGTTCATTCAGGAGCAGTGATTTCCCACCTGATTTCCCAAGGCCGAGCCGCGAAGCACTCTAACGCATTGATTTAATTGGTGGGCCGTGATGGATTCGAACCATCGACCAACTAGTTAAAAGGCACCTACAAAAACCAAGAGAATCATTGCGTTAACCTCGAATGATTCCCCACGCCATGGCCGCCGAACCCTCGTTTTCTGCGGTGATTCTTGGTGGTTTTCCCACACTTTCGAGGGTGCCCGGCACAGCTTCGACCGTGCTCAAGGGTCGGGGCGGAGGGGTGAGCGGCGACCCCGTCGGGCCGCGCCGCCGTGCTGCCGGGCGAGGAAAGCATCGCCTAGCTCTGGCGCGGCGGCTGTAGGAGATCGCCGCGTCTATTCGTCCGGAACCGCCCCGCCCTCGATCTTCCGCACGGCCGCCTTGTCGGCGTTGCACGCCTCCAGCTCGGCCTTCCGCGCGGCAGCCACCACCGGGCAATGGCTCAGCGGCCCCTCGGCGATGGGGTGGGCGTCGGTGAGTGCCGCCGGCACCTCCACGTAAACCGTGCGGTCGACGTAGACGATGCGGGGCTCGACCACGGTGCGGCCGCAGCCCACCAGGGCGAGGGTCAATAGTCCGAGAGCGATGCGGCGCATGCGGCCTCCATCTGGGTCAGGGCGATAGCGCAGGACGGCGGACGGCGGCCCCAGTTCGTGCGGAAGTCGGCGAGGTCGCGCTCGGCCTTGTCCTTCTCGCGCTCCGCGGCGGCGATGGCGTCTGCGGCCTGCTCGGCCTGCCGTTTGCGGGCGGCTTCGGCCTTTTCGCGCTCCGCCTCGGCGGCGTCGGCCGCCTCCTGCCAGGCCTTGTTGGCGCCGCGGGCGATCGTGAGCTGCGCCGCGGCGTCGGCGCTCTCGGCCTGCAGCTTCCACAGCCGGGCCGTCTGCACGCCGGCGGCGAGGGCCAGCACCAGGGCGATGCCGGCCACGACCGTGCCGCGCACCCCCAGGAAAGCCACGATGGCGCTCATCGGCGGCCCTCCAGGGCATCGAGGCGGCGATTGATCGACTCCAGCCGGGCATCGATCTCGCGCTGCGTGGGGAGCTGGGCGAGCTGCTGGCGCACGTCCTTCACCTCGGCCTTCAGGTCGCCCATCTGGCCGCGCACGTCCTCGATGGCGGCGCGCTGCTCGATCTGCGCGTCATACATCTCGCGCAGCGTCGCCCCGCCCCAGATCAGCAGGGCCGTGATGAGTGCGAGTGCCACCGTCTGCGCGTGTCGTTCCATTTCCCCCGCCTTTCTCCGGTTCGTTTCTTCGCTCATGCCCCTGCCCTCGCTACCCGTGCCTCGTCTCGTCGCCGGGCGCACAGCCCGGGCCCGTTCCGCGCGTCGGCGGCCCACACCACGCAGCTCGCCTCGAGCTGGCGCGCCGTGCACTCGGCGTCGCCGGCGGGCAGGCACACGTCGCGGATCTCGCGCCGGTGCACGCGCCGGCTGCCGGCCATGGCCTCGCCGCGGTTGTAGGTTTCCGAGGTGAGCGCGCACTGCACGCCCCAGGGCGCGGCATCGAAGTGCCGGCCGTAGGCGCGCCGAGCAGCTGCTCGGTACCGGGGGATGCTGCTGGCCTCCAGCACGTCGACGGCCATGGCCCAGGGCACCACGATGTCGCGGTAGCCCGGCAGCGCGGCCCGGGCCGGCTCGCCGATGAGGCCGGCCGTCGTGGAAAGGCGCGGCGCGGCAGCGTGCGCCGCCCACTCGCGCACGATCGTCGGCGCCGACTGGTGGCCGCCGTCGTAGCCCACGCCCCAGGTGATGCCGCTCGCCCCGCCCGGCCAGATCGGCGACTGGTAGCGCCGCACGTAGGCTTGCTCGCTGGTGATCTCCCAGCGCACTAGCAGGTCGCGCGTGCACTGCGTGGCCGGGTTGGTGGCGCCGGCGAAGCTGCTGAAGGCGAAGTACAGCACCCCGAACATCACCAGCCATTCGAGGCGATCCTTCACGATGACCCACAGCGCGTTCTTGTTGCCGTTCGCGGCGCGCTCGTGCAGGTCTTTCTCGGCCGCGGCGTCGAGGTCGTACCAGTACTCGGCTTTAAACCGCCAGGCGAGGTAGCCCAGGACGGCCACCGGCAGCAAGCCCACTAGGTAGTCGGTGAGGATGGGCCCCACCTCGAGCGCCGGCTGGCCGCGATACCAGGTGAAAGCCCACGCCGCGGCGAGCAGCACCAGCAGCGCGGGGACGATGGCCGACACCTCGATGTGTCGGCGGAGGAAGTCTGTAAGGGGCTTCACTTGATACCTCATGCAGGCCTGATCGCCACGGTGAAAGCGCGGTGGTTAACGGATGCCGATACTGAAAACGCAGGCGGATCAAGAGTCCCTGCGGAAGAAATCGTTGAGCAGGCTCCCGCCGTGACTTGGTTCGTGCCTCCAGACGCCAGAAACGTCTGGTTCGAGGCGTATGGGAACGTGTTCATAGAGATGACTGCGTTGGCGCCGAACCACGCGATAAAGAAGACATCCAGGCCACCCCATCCGGAAGCAAGGGACGGAGAATTGGGGGTGCTGCTGCTGGTGCTTGCGGTGATGGCGGCCTGCGGAACAGATGACCAAGTGCCTGCTCGAATGCGCCAAATCTGCGCAGCCATTGTTGCGGCCGTTCCAGTCACGAAGTTCACAGTCGAGCCGCCTTCGGTGCCCGCTGCGGTTGCGTAGTACACCCCGAACACGCCATTTCCGGCGGTGCTCCCGCTGCCGATGTCTACAAAGCCAGAAGGCGTAGTTATTGCGGTGGCGCCGCGGGCGGAAACCAGAGCGATGATGAGATCACCAGCCGCAACAGATGCTGGATAACTGACGTTGTGCGCAGTGGTCGTCGCCGAAAACGTGCTGGTAGTGATTTCCTCCAGCACCGGGGCCGCTGACGCGGCGGCAGCCAATGCCATCATCCCCTGCGTGAGCGCCAGCATTAGGCCGCCACTCCGCGCATGGTGTATTCCCAGCGTGCGCCTTGGTCGAACGTGGTGAGCGTGACCAGCGTTCGGGCGTTCGCTGCGCTTTGCACCGCCGTGTCGCTGCCGGTCGTCGCCTTGAATGCCGTAGGCAGCGCGACCGTGCGCCCACCTGTGCCGTCTTGCTGCGCGCGAATCGCAACTGAAACGGCCTTGCCGCTCGCGGGTAGGTTGGTGAAGGTCATCGATGTGACGTTGGCGGTGAGCGCGAGCGTGAAAAAGTCGCCCAGGCTGCAGTCGATGTTCACCACGCCGCTGCTGATCGTGAGCCCAGTCACTCCGTCGCGCAGTGCGCCACCGCCACCCCCTGTCACCACGACCCACGCCGCGCCGTCGAAGCGGCGCACCTCGGTGCCGACCTGTTTCAGCCAGCCGAGGAACGGGGCGAAGCGGTACCAGGTGCCGGAGCGCCACAGCACCACGTCGTTCTGCGCGAAGGTCGACCACGCGCCCGTCGGCGATGCGCCCAGGATGTGCACCTGCCCGTCGGCCGGCGAGCCCGGAGGCGCACTGAGAATGCTCGTCGCGCCACGCGCCAGCACCTCCGTGCGCAGAAAGGCTTCGTTGACCGGCGTGCTGGGCTGCGTGGTGCCTTGCAGCCAAACGGGGATGGGGAACATGGCGCTCAAGGGACGATCCTCGTGGCAGGGTCACCCAAGCCCGCGAGCCGGTTCCGGCCGCGAACGGTGACGGTGATGGGGTTGGTGAGGCCGGTGACATTGAGCGAGGCGGATGGCGTGACACTGTCGGCGCTCACCGTGGCGCCTCCGCTCGTGGCCTCGATGCGCCAGCCGTCGAAGTGGCTGGACGCGACCGGGGCCTCCTCGCTGCCGAAGCGGTGGCGCGGCGTCCACGTCACGGCCAGCGTGTCGACCGTTCGCACGGCGGTCTCGATGATCGGCGGCCATTCGCGCTGGCTGCGCGCCGTCCAAGTGCGGGCCTGCGTCGTGCCCGTGGTCGGGGTGTCGCCGACGCTGTAGGCGCGGTGCGTCAGCGTCGTGCCGATGCGCTCGCTGCCCGACGACAGCAGCAGCGCGCCGTCGAGCAGGACGAACGTCGCCCCGATGGCGTGGGCGCTCGCGCCGGAGTTCAGGCGGCCTCGCTGCAGCCCGGTGAGCCGCCAGGTCCCCGGCGTCGTCTCGACCGCATCGCGGAACTGGACGATCTCGGCCGTGCCGTCGGCGCGAACCAGCGCTGCGGCGTTGCCCCGGCTCAGCCACGCCTCGCGGGTGATGCTCTCGAGGTCGTCGTCGGCGCGGGCAAGCGCCACGGTGATCGCGTTCGTCTCGTCCGGGTAGAACTCGGAGGCCAGCGGCAGGGCCGCGGTGAGCGCCCCCATCACCGTGCCGCTGCCATCGGTGGCGAGCAGCGACCACTGGCTGCCGCCGTCCTGCCGCTCGATGGCCGCGCCGCGCCACGTCGGCAGCTCGCCGCACACCGCGACGTGGTAGCTCAGGACGTCGCCGGCCTGCGTGAGCGCCGGGATGTCGAGGAAGGCGAAGCGCGTCGGGCCGACGATGCGCGAGGGCGGGTTCGTGATCGTAGCGGGCGGGATGGCCTGCACGGTGGCCGTGTAGGCGCTCTGCCGGTCGCGCACGGCCTTGAAGCCCTGCCAGCCGTCGTTCGTGCGGTCTTCGATGAACCTGACGCGCTGCGACCGGCCGCGATAGTTCAGCACGATCACGTCGCTCGATGCGAGATCGAGGTGCTTGTCGCTGAGCCCGAACACCAGCTCGCCGCGCAGTTCCTCCTCCATCACCTGATGCTGGATGCGAATGGCGCGGGCGGCCGTCTCGGCGTCCATCACCACCGGGGTGCTGAGCACCGTGGGGGCCTCGCTGCGCGGGCTGATCTGGCGCTCACTGAATTGCTTGTCGGCCGCCTGCCCGCCGTCGACGTCGAAATACATCAGGTGCAGCAGGCGCGGCACGCTGATGCTGTCGCGGGTCGTGTCGGTCTCGGGCTCGTCCTCGCCTTCCACGAACTCGGCCTCGTCGATCACGCGCACGAAGTCGCCGCCGCGCGGGATGAATCGCACCTTTCCGTCGGCGTCCTGCGCGTCGAAGAAGTAAACCTTTGCCAGCTCCTTGATCGCATCGGCGGCGCTGTAATCAGGAGAGGTTGCGAAGCCGGCGACGGGAACTTGCGGGAGTCGAGAAACGCTGACCTTAGCTGCGTCGAGTCCAGCGTCTGCACAAATAGCCCCAACCACAGATGGAAGCAGGGAATCGTCCGCTTGAAAACTCGCCCAGTCCTCACTGTAGAGAATCGACGCCTCACTCGAAGACGTTGCTAGCCTCCCCAAGCCGTTGGCGTTTTCCGGATCAGCGCTGCTCAGCTTTACCTGCCAGGTTGAGCCAAGGCCCGCGAGGGGGAAGACGAACTGCACCGGCGTTGTGCTCGTTATCGGCGGCGTCTCGAAAACCGGGACACCATCGATCTCCACGAGATAAATCGGCCGGCCTGTTGATCCTCCTGTAGGGGAGTACCTCACCTCGAGAACTGCCGTCTTGGATCCGGGCGGCAGAGCAGACGGACTAGATGGAAACCTTTTTACAATCGTCGTGTTCCACGCGAATAGCGTATCGACGTCGGCGTTCTCCGTCGCTTCGAAAGCGACGCTACGCACCTGTGCGGCACCGATCTCAAATTGATACGCCGGGATAGCGCCGCGAAGGTCGGTCAGGTCTTCATCGGTGACCACCAGCATCGCGGTGCCGCGCATGGCCGGGGCGTTCGCCGCGCCCATTTCCGCTTCGATGGTCGGGTGCGGGAGTTGATCCCAGCGGCCGAGCAGGATCGTCTTGCCCTCGATCCACTTCGCCGAATCGGCCAGCATGGTGCTGCCGGGGCGCACGTCGTAGACCAGCTCGTTGTTGCGCCAGATGCGCGAGACGCTTGTGATCGGCCCCTCGCAGATGCCGATGGCGTAGCTCCGCAGCAGCGTCGACGACTCCACCTTCGGGCCGCCCTTGCCCTGGCGCTGGCGGGTGCGGATCTCGCGCGGCGCGCCGCTCCAGACGATCTGCCCGCCGATGGGCCGGAACGTGCCGTACACGCGCGCACGCGGGCCGCCCTCGCCGGCACGGATCTCGGCCAGGTCGCCGAGGCGCGGCTGCTTGATCGTGGTGAAGCTGTTGCCCACGGCGGCGCCGATGGCCCAGCCCCACTGTGCGCCCGACGGCCCGCCGACCAGAAAGCCGACGGTCGCGCCTAGTACGCCGCCTACGGCCTGTGCCATGGATCGAACACCTCGAGGATCATGCCGCGCCAGTGCTCGTCGACGCGATGCTCGACGACGCAGCCCTGGCCGCTGCTGTAGCTATGGATCAGGCGCCAGTGGTCGCCTGCGTTGATCAGAATCCCGACGTGGCTGGGCAGCTCGGCGCCCTTCCACTGCATGAGCGCGATGCCGCCGTGCACCCATTCACCGGGCCGGCCGCACTGGCGCTCGAGCTCCTCGCGGATGCCCTCGTGCTGCGGGTCGCGCGGGTAGCCCTCACGGTCGACGACCTCGCGGCCGGCGTCGCGCAGGGCGAGAACGACCAGCCCGAGGCAGTCGATGGCCCACGGCGTGCGCCCCTGGTGCCGCCACTTCACGCCCAAGCGGGCGCGGGCAGCAGCCACGAAGGCGTCGCGCGGGCACGGCGTCACGGCTGGCCTCGGGTGGCCCAGCCGGCAGCGTCGAGCGTCCACGCGGCGTTGTCGGCCTCGAGCGTCACGCTGGCGGCGCTGTTCATCAGCAGGAGCTGCAGGCGGCAGAAGCGGCCGGCCGGCACCTCCGGGAGCGAGACGATCACCAGACGCCAGCCAGCGAGCGTGTCGCGGAACTGCGCCTCGGCACCCATGGCGAGCCCGCCGATGGGGATGGTGCAGGCGGCGTCCTCGTAGGTCTGGATGCCGATCAGGGCGAAGGCGTACTCGGTCGGCGTGGCACCGGAGATCGCCGTGCAGCGAACCCACATTTCAGCGCCCACCCGGCCACCCGGCGAGACGGCCGTGGCGAGGTTCTCGTAGCGGTCGCCGAAGTCGAAGCCGCTGGACGGCAGCGGGCCGCCCGCTTGCCAGCGCAGTGCGCCGGAACGCCGCTGGCCGGTGGCGCCGGTCTGGATGCTGAAGCCGGGGCTGGCATCCATGCGGCGAGAGACCCAGCCGCCCGCCGCCTGAAACTCGGCGTTCTGCAGCGGCACGTCGGGCAGCGATGGCTGCGTCGGTGCCACCGGGCCGCTGCCGGTGATGCTGTTGGCGATCTGCGTGATGATGCCGGCGCGCGGCGTCTGCGCCCCCGGCGTGCTCACGCTCGGGCTGTCGCCGGTTGGAATCAGCGGCTCGCCCTTGAAGTTGAGCTGGTTGCCGTAGCCGCTGCACGCCGCCCAGGTGCGGGCGCAGTCAGGGCGGATGCGGTAGCCGTGGCCGGCAGCGATCGGGTACGGCATGGCGTTGCCCAGCGTCACGACGCCGGCCGCGAAGCTCTCCACCACGCCCACGCGGCCGACGTTCGGCCCCGTGGTCCATTCCACACGGCCGGGCACGAAGGCGCCGCTGGCGACGCTGCCGGTGAACTGCCGATCGATCTCCGCGCCGGCGCTGCTCACCGTGCCCGTGACCCACAGGGCCTCGGCGTCGACGCCGCAGCCCGTCTGGCCTTCGGCCGGCGTGCCGAAGATGGCGCGGCAGGTGCGCGACCAATGCGTGCCGATCGGCTGGCGCAGGCGCACGCTGTAGCTCAGCAGCTCGGGCGTCCACACCAGGCCCCAGCGCTTCTTCACCTCGCCGATGTCGCCGGCGCCGAGGATGATGTGGCCCGCGCTGAGGTCGCGGTAGTTCACCAGGTACATCGTCCACTCGGCGTCGCGCAGGTCGCCGGCTTCGATCATCGCCTCGGTGATGCCGGTGCCGGTGGTCACCAGCAGGCTCTGTGCCTCGGCGTTGGCCACGGTGAGGTCGCTGTCGGCGGCCAGCGTCGACGGGTCGATGCCCTGGTTCGCGCTGTACGTGAGCGCGCCGCGGCCGTCGTTGTAGGTCACGTCGGCGTCGAGGCTGGTCACACCGAACACGCGCCCATCGCGCAGTGCGATGCGCAGCAGGCGGCAGGTGGTGGTGACCGACTGGTTCAGGTGCACCTGCAGGGCAGCGGGGATGGTGCGGCTCATGCGCTGAGGTCCTCGATGAGCGGCACGTCGGCGCTGAGGATCAGGCTCTGCGCCGCGCGGTTGAATTCGCTGATGAGCTGGTCGGCCTCGAAGCGCACCGGCACGTCGAAGGTGCCCGTCCAGCGCACGATGTGGCCGGCCGGGGCAGTAAAGGTGGCGATGCCCGTGGTGGTGTCGACCGTGGCCGAGATGGGCGTGCCGTTGGCCGTCACCGTCACGCCGGCGTTCGGCTTGCGAATGGGGCGGGCGACGGTCTCCGTGCCCCACGTGTAGCTCTTCACGAGCTGCGCGGTCTGGCTGGCGCCGGTACCGGTGGCGAAGACCTCGGCCGTGGCTTCGAAGTCGGAGGGGTCGCGCAGGCGGAAGCCGAACGCGCCGCCGCGGCAGGCGTTGAAGGCGTCGAGCACGGCCTTGTGCTGGGCCGGCAGTAGGTTCTGGTAGAGGATGGCGAAGCGGTACAGCGGCCGGCTGCGCGAGGCGTTGCGGCGGGTGATGCCGTTCGCCAGGCCGACGACGCGCGTCGACCAGGTGGGCCCGCCCTGCGTGCCCAGGGCCAGCCGGTCCAGAAGGCGCTGCTCGATGAAGCTCATGCGCCGAACCTCGCCGCCGCGCGGCGCTGGGCGCGGGAGGTCTCGGTGGCCAAGTGCGTCGCCGTGCGCGAGGTGATCTGCCCGACCACGGTGATGTTCTGGTTCACCGTGCCGCCGCCGCCCAGGCGCGGGTTGGCGGTGACCATGCCGCCCGTGGCCGTAGGCAGCAGGTACTGCCGGCCGCCGACGGTGAGCAGCTCAGGGCCGCGCTCCGCCACCTCGTACATCTTGCCCGGGGCGACGAAGCCACCCGAGGCGCGTGGGCCGCCGAAGAGGGAGCCTAGGGCAGACGAGAGGAATCCACCGAGGCCGCCGGCGCCGTTGCTTCCGAGGCTGGTCCCGGGCGGGCCAAGTAAGGAGTCGACGAGCGACTCGCCCAATCGCCGGGCGATCAGCGAAGTTATGTAGTTCCCGAGATCAGCGAAGGCGTCCTTGGCCGACTTGCTACCGTCGATGATCGAGGCGAACGTGTCCTCGAAGCCGCGGCGGAGCTCCTCGGCGTTGGCGATGGCCTTCTGCTCCTCTTGCCGAAGGCGGATCAGGTCCGCGATAGCCTTCTTTTCCTCTTCGGTCGCCTCGGCACCGGCATAACGCAACGCATTGGCGATCTCACGCTCTTTGTTGGAGAGGCCGAGCAGTCGAAGCTCCTCTTCGAGGCTAGCGATCACTTCCTGAGCAGGTGTCAATTGCGAGTTGATCGCATCGATGTCGCGCTGGCGAAGCTCTGCTGTGTATCCCAAAGCTTCGGCGAGCTGCTCTTGGCTGATCTCTCCGCGAGCCGCGAGCTCCTGAAGCTGCTGCTCACGAACAGCCCAATCCGTCTGCGCCTGGGCGAGCGGACCGCTCACCTCGTCCCTGTAGGCCACAAGCTGCGAGTTAAACTCGCTGGCCGCATCGCGCGTCGCGTCGAGCCTCTCTTGCAGCTCCTTTTGAGCGCGGGCTTGTTCTCTCTCGGATTCGCCGGCAGTGCCGCGCCCTGACCCACCACCTGCGCCGGAGGTCGGACGGAACAACCCGCTGATGTTCACCTCGCCACTCACGTTGACGGCCACTGGCGCGCCCGCGGCCTTGGCACGATCGGCGGCAGCTTTGGCGCGTGCCTCGACGTTCTTGTAGTAGTCGTCGATTAGGGTGGTCACGCCCTTGAGCTCTTGCTCGAGCTCCGCACGCTTTTCTGGGCTGAAGCCCAGCGGGGTCGTCAGGATGCTGTCGCCATTCTTTTCCAGGCGCGCACGCAATTGATTCCGCTGTTTTTCGAGCCGGACGATGTCATCCGAAGTGGCTTGACCAGTCGCCTGAAAGGCGACTTCCTCCGCGACGAACTGCACAACGTTCGCCGTCTCGGCAGCGAACCGCGCCAGCGCACCGACGGCCGTGAGCGCCCCGGAGATGATGTTGGCGAAACCATCTTGGACTCCCGGGTCTTTCAGAAGCTCGACGAACTGATCCAGAGGGCCATTGACGGCCACAAGGCCCGGAAGGAGACGTTCGGCAACACTCTGACCAGCACCCTGAGCAGCGCCTTTCAGCTGATCGAGCCGATCATTGAATTCGCCTCCCAGCTTGGCGCCGACGCTGGTTACCGTCACACCCAGCTCATCGGATTCATCCGTGAGCTCTCGAATGCCTTCGGAGCCCTTGTTCAGGAACGGGATCAGGTCTCGCCCAGACTTGCCGAAGATCTCCACGGCGAGCGCGGCCTTCTGCGGGCCCTCCGGGAGCTTCTGAAACACATCGGCCAGCTCTAGCAGCACATCCTCTGTTGGCCGCAATGCCCCAGTCAGAGGATCAATCGCATCAACGCGCAGAGCGTCAAAAATCTCCGTGATTCGCTCGCTACCACGCGAAACTTCGACCTGCGCCTTAATCAGTCGGCCCAGACCGCCCTCGAGCTTGTCGAATGCGACGCCACCAAACCTCGCCGCATACTCGAAGCTGGAAAGCGTCTCGACCGGGATGCCGATCTTCTCAGCGGCCTCGCCAAGCTCGTCCATGCGGTCGATGGATCGCTTGACGAAGGCTGCCGAGGTCGCCGCGTAGGCAGTAAAGATCCCAGCCGCTGCTGTACCGGCGACGCCTGCGACGCTTCGCAACCGGCCGCCGAGCTGATTAGCAGCCGTCGAGGCGCGCTTCATGCCCGCCTCGAATCCCCCGACGCGGGCAATAAGGTCGACGCTGAGCTGGGTTCTGCCGGTCATGTCAGGCCTTGAAGTGCTGCTGCAGCTCGGGGTCGAGGATCAGGGTTCCGGCAGGCATCGCGTCTTGCTTCGGGGCATGCGGCATGAAGTCAATCGGCCGCAATCCCGGGTTGTTGTTCACGTTGGCGATCACCGCCGCGACCCGAGCTGACGGCGCGTCGTAACGTCGCTGGTCGTCGACCGGCCCATACAGCTCAAAATAGGCCAGCCAGTGCGCCCACTCACGGCTAGAAAGTCGCCGCTGAAGGCTTTCGACCGTGTCGCCCATCGCGAGCGCCAGGTCGAACCACTGCTTCAGCCCGGCGTCGGCTCCGAAGGCTTTTTTGCCGCTTCCTTCGCCTCCTTCGTGAAGCCAACAGCCGCAAGTGCCTCACGTGCCAGCGTGCGCTGGGGCCAGTACTTCAACGCGAGCGCTTGTTCCGGAGTGAAGAGCAGATTCCCTTCCGCATCGCAGAAGGTGGCTGCGACGATGGCAGCGTCCGGGTTCTCTTCTTGGAAGGTCCTTCGAACCTCGCCCGCCGGGAGCTCGAGGAAGTAGCCGACAACCGGCTCGCCCTCGAACTCGAACTCGCGGGCGATCGGCTTTCGGGAGGCAGTTGCAGCCTCAATCAGTGCCTTCAGGTCCATGCCTTACGCCCTGACGGTCGTGGTGACCGGGCCGCTGCGCTGGATGGTGACCACCGCGCGCTGCACTTCGTTCTGGGCGAAGCTGAGCGTGATGTCGGCCACGTAGCCGATGAACTTGCGGTTAGTGCGCGTGGTGAGCGCGGCGAACGCGCTGGCGGCCACCGTCGGCGCGGCGGTGCCGTCGCTGTCGGCGATCATCCACTCCACCTTGGCGCCGCTGGCGCGCAGGGTGTTGAGCAGCGCATGGCTGGCCAGAGCTTCGTCCCAGATGATGTTGACGGTGATCGGGCCGGGGGTGTTGAAGCCGCCCTCAAACTCACGTTCGTCGCTCATCAGGTGGGTGGTGTCGATCTGGTCCCGCGCACCGCCGAGGCCGTCGATGCTGGCCACCTGGTCGATGGCGGTGGCCGCGGTGGCCCCGGAGACGACGTAAAGCTGGGTTTTCTGGGTTTTCTTGGCGGCCATGGCGGGCTCCGGTGGGTATCAGGGCAGGCGCACGGTGGCCTGCAGGCGAATCTGGGCGACGGAGCTGTTCGCGCCGTCGATGCGGGTGAGGAACTCGGCGGTCTGCGCTTCGACGTCGACGAAACCGTCGTCGATGGCCAGCTCGATGCCGCCCGGGGGAAACAGCTGGAAGACGTCGGCCATCACCGCGTGGGCGCGCTGCTGCGCGTCGGCGCGGGTGCTGGCCACATCGGCTTGGACCACGAGCTGCAGCAGCCATTCGGCGCCGCCGTCGAGGGTTTCGGGCGTGCGGGAAACGCGGTCGAGGAACACGCTGAGGCGCTCCACGGGCCCGCGCTCCGGGTCGGCTTGCACCTGCTCCACGAGCACGCTGTTGCCGGCGTCAGAGCGGTAGCCGTTCGCGATGGTGATGAGCGGCAGCCGATCAGCCACCGCTTGCACGGCCTGCCAGGTGACGGAGGACTCAGCCACGGGCGGCGCTCCAGCGAGCGGTCACGCCGTCGTCGAAGACCTTGCGCTCCAGCGTGTAGGTGCGGCCGTTGGCCGCCACCACGGCGCCGGCCTGCGCGATGGCGCGGCCTTCGTCGAGAAAGGTGACGAGGTGCTGGCCCACCAGCACCTCGCCGAAATCGCCCATGCCTTCGCTCGCCTGGTCGACGAACACCTTGGCCGCCGCGGGCGCCTGGGCGCTCACGGTGACGGTGCCGTCGAAGGCGCCGAAGAACGCCGCATCGGCCGCCTGGAAGGCGGCGTGCGCGGCAAGGGCGAAGGCGTCAGACACGTCCGGCGCTTACGGCTGGATGGTGGCGGAGCCGGGCGACAGGCGAACCAGCGCCGTGGTGTCGCCGGTGGCGGCAGCAGCCACCGCGATACCGGCACCGATCAGATCGCCCGCGGCGGCGGTCTGCAGCGTGAACTGGCCGGTGCCCGGGCGGAAGTTCACGCGCTGGCCGAGGGTGAAGGCGGCCGTGTTGTTCTTCGGCACCTGGAACACGCCCTCGACGCGAACGGCGCAGGGCGCG